TTCTCCCAAACCAAGGTTTTCGAGAGCCGTTTTCACCGTGCCATCCGATTTGATATCGCCAAACGGATTCTTGCGGCTTAACAGCAGCGCACGAAGCGCGGTAAGCAGCTGGTCATGCCGCCCCTTCTCCAGGCTGGCACCGGATGCCTCCACCACGCTGCAGAGTTCTTCCTGCAACATGTCAAAGTAGTCATCATCCAGATCGGTGGCAGGTGTGCCGGTCTGGGGGTTACCACGGGTAAAACCGTTCTTACCCGCGCCGAACTTATCCTTCTGCGCGGTTTTCGTGTCTATACGATGCATGGATTACTCCGGATATTTAAAAATTACGTAGGTATGCGAAGGGCAGAGTTTGTTAAGCACACACTCGACAACGGTGTCGCCCCAGATACGCAGTGCGGAATCACAGGGATCACCACATGTCATCCAGGTGGTGTTGGTGGCAGCTGGCATGTTGACCTGCCAGTAATACCGCCATTCCGGCGCATTCACCGCGTCAGTACAGGCCGATGAGCAGGTGAAGGTGCTTTTGTCGTATCGCGTGATGGTGGCATCTGGTCTGCCCAGGGCAGCAAGCTGTGCAAGATAAAAATCCTCGTTGATGCCGCCCGCCAGGTTAACCTTCGCATCCAGCCGCTGCTGACGCTGGCGAAGGGTCTGTGTCCCTGCGGGAATACATTCATCCGGCAGGCCGCACAGACGCTCCCAGCGGTTTATCAGTTCGGTGGTGGTGCGCGGATCCAACTCCCGCATCAGGGCATCCGCACGCTGATGAACACGGGTTAATGACGGTGCTGCACCGGCAATCGCCGGATCGCTGGCTGACCACGCCGGACCGGGCGGCAACAGTGCTGACAACAGACGGATGTAATCATCGTTTGTCACGTCCATGAAATCGTCCCCAGAACCGCCAGTTCGTTTTTCGCAATGGAGATATTGTCTGCCGGTGCAAGCAACTGATGGCTGTATTCCCCGTTCGCACCGGAAATCGCTTCACTGATACGCGACACCTTCAGCTCTCCCTGCGGATAACCATCACGCAGCAGGAACGAACGCAACTCCGCGGTAATGGCAGCCCGTATTTCTGGTGTGTCCGGCGTCACGCGGATATGAAAATCCACTTTATGCGCCACCGGCCTGAATACATACAAATCAGAGCCTGCCACCGGGGCCAGTGGCTCAATGTGTTGTCTTGCAGCCGTTTCCGTTGATTCTTCCGGAATGGGATTAATCAGGTCACTGCTGGCAATCATCACACCGACAGTCCCCGTTCCCATCCAGTGGCGGTATGTCCATGCACGGGTAATGCCTGGCACTTCTTTAGCCCAGACGACATAGTCCCCGTCAGCCCCGCCCTGAAGCGTCCAGTAATACCGCTCAATGACGCGGGCGCGCCACGTTTCCAGCTCTTCAGTATCAAATCCGCCTGTAAGGGTGTCAGCCACACCGGAAGACGGCAGACCATTCACCGGCGTGACCAGGATTAATGCCGTACCGTCGTCAGTGTTACCGACCGCACCTGCACTTGAGCAGGCGATCGGCACGCGCAGGACACCACCGGAGCTGGTTGCATCGTCAGTTGTCGTGTACTGCACCAGGTCATCGCGCTGAATAACACTCCCGGCGGTCACCTTCAGGCCATCGCTGACACCTTCCCAGCGCATATACCCGCTGGCAGCCGTGGCCCCCTTGCGCGGACACCGTTTCATCGCAGCATGTCGCGCCAGCCAGGACTCATCGCACAGGTCAGGCAGCATGTTCATTGCCAGATAATCGATGTAACCGTAAACCGTATGCAGCGCCGCCGCATACACCTTTGCCCGCACGTCTTCATCCATGCGCCGGAGCGTGTCGCTGACGTCCAGCCTGGCGAATAAATCGTTACGGAGCATACTGATATTTTCTGCCAGCGTCGGGCGCTGAAATTCACTGTCCGCCATGCGTTATCGCACTCCACAGATCATCAAAAGAAATCATTACCGGTCCGTCACGACGCCAGAGAGTGATACTGTTACCCAGTTCATTAATCCCGGTGCGGCGGATATCCAGATCAATACGGGACACCACGCCGTCATCAATCATCCATTGCAGGCATTCGCGGATATACCCCCTTACCGTCTGCACCAGCTGATTGGTCAGTTTGCTGCGCTGAAGCAGCCACAGTCGGGAGCCGTAACGGTCATTCTGTACCGCAGGCCAGGTATCCCCCCACCATCCCATCGGGACATCGGCATTGTCATCAGGCTCCGCCCGCCGCCAGGTAAACAGGGAAATCACCACGGCGCGGGTCAGCGGATCCAGCGGTGCGCTGGCGCAGGTGCGTTTACCGTTCACCGTCAGCCACAGTTCCATCATGCCTCCATCGCTTTATCAGGTTTGTCGGTGTTACTGCCCTGACCGTTCTCTCTGTGACGATGCCCGTTATAGGCAAGCCGCATCGCTGACATGGTGGTACCGCCGGAGTCGCACAGGTCTTTCACCTGTCCGGTCACTTCAAGGTCCATTTCAAAACGTGCTTCAGGTGCATTGCGAAACGTGATCGTTTTACCTGCACCGTCCACCACGATCCCCTCCCGGGTCAGCGTCACGGACTGCCCCTGATCGTCATAGACAGCCACCTCACCCGTCTGCAGCCCTTTCAGGCGGTAGCGCCGGTCCGACACCGTAACAACCACCGCATGAGAACGGTCGCCATCAGGAAACAACACCACCGCTTCCGCACCGCTGTTTGCCCTTGCGGTAAAACCGTAGGGTTCAAGATGTTCAACCCCGGCTTTGGGTTCACCGGCAATCAGGGACACATCCACGGTCTGACATTTCGTGGCGGCACTGATGCTTTTCACCACTGCCCGCCCAATCAGGCCGAGGAGTTGTCGCTGCATGGCTTCAATCGTACTCATCAGAACGGGTCCTCCTGTACTCTGGCTTTTTTCTTTTTCCGCGCGCCGGGGGCTTCGGGTTCAGGCAGATAAGCATCAGGTGGGCCGACACGGATTTCCGTCAGGGTGCCGTTCTGGTCCTGAGTAAACGTGACTTCCGAGACAAGCAGTTCGGTATTGTCGAAACCACAGACCGGATCGAAGACAATCACCCGCTGGTTGGGCTGCCACAGCGTACCGTTACCCTGTCGCCAGCCCTGCACCACATAGGTGGTTTCATCAGTCCGCGCCGCCCGTTGTCGGGCTTCAAAGTCAGCACGGGCAATACAGCCTGCCCCCGTAGCCTGCCCTGTCTGCCTGATATACATCGGACGGTAACGGGCAATAAATGCGTCCTCTGTGCGGGCCCGCAGCGCGGTTGTGGTGACCTCACCGAAATCATCGTCGTTTCCGGCACGCTGCCCCGCCACCTGGTAAACAGAAAACCGCTCCCGGATACTCTTCTCCGTATCGCAGGAAAGGATGTTTTCCCCAAATACCAGCGCGGTATGTGCCCGCGTTGAGCCAATACCGCCAATCACCAGCCTGCCGTGCGGGTCGTCATAAGCCAGCGCCTGCTGCTGACCGAGTATTTTGTTAATCACCTCGATCACCGTTTCACCGTGATCAGGCTGGACATCAGGAATAACACCCGACGGCGCACCGCTGTTCACCACCTCAATGCCGAAGGGCGCAGCAAGCGCCTGCGCAATCTGTACCAGTGATCGTCCGTTAAACTGTGTCGGTTCGGCTGCACAATCAATCAGGTCAGCGGTCAGACTGCGTCCGGCAATACCGGTGCTGACCGAACGGGCATCGTAACGAACGGGCGTCGCCTCCACCCAGCCGGTGATCACCAGCTCATCACCAATCAGCACCTCCACTTTTGAACCGTTTTTAATGCGCGGCTGAAGCGTGGTAATACCCTCATCTCCCGGCCACTGGCGGGTGATCTCCACACTGAAATCCCGCGCCAGTCGTTCAACACCGGCACCGATGCGCACCGATGTCCAGCCATTCCACTCCCGGCCATTTACCCGTAGCGTGACGTTATCGTTCATTGCACTGGCACCTTCAGAGGGATCACCGGCACAAAGCCGGGATGCGTAATGGCATTACGCCGGATAATGTCCGCGTCACGCGCCGCGTTATCAAACCAGGTCGCCGCCAGCACCAGCGCGGGTAAAACCTCATCCGGCGTGCGCTGAATGATCCGTGCAGACTGTTCAAGGCGCGTGTTGATATCCGCATTCAGATCTGCTTTCACCCGGCGCAGCGCCAGAAACAGCGCATCACTGGTTGTACGGGACAACTCCTTATCAATTGCCGTATTCAGTGTGTCGCGAATGTCAGTCAGTTCTTCCCACGTCGGCAGGTCAACCGTGCTTTTCACCGCCGGTGCATTGTTCAGTGCCGGATGCGTGACGGAAGGCCAGCCAGTGCTCTGCGCGGGTGTTGTTGCCTGCCCCACTGCGGCATTCTGCATCACCGCGGAAGTTGTTGGCGCAGGCAATCGGGTGACGGCATACGCCGCTTCGCTGATTGCGGTCGTACGAAGGATGCTGGCAACCACGTTACGCTGCTGCGTCGCCGTGGCGGTGGTTTTACTGTCCGTTTTCCAGACGCCGCGCGGTTGCAGATCGCTGCCGAGGCTGACACCGGAAAGTGTTTTGATCATGGTGACCAGGTCGCTGGCGTTACCATAAAGGCGTTTCCCGGTACGCCACATTTTCTGCACCTGCTCAACGAAATTTTTGCCTGACGATGGCGGCGGCAGAAGTACCGAGATATCCCCCTGCAACAGCCTGGCGGCATCCGATACGGCAGAATCCACCACTTTCATCGCATCAGAAACATACCCAAGCATTGTGCTGGCATTACCGACGACGTCGTTCTGCACAAAATCTGCCACGCCATCGATACTGAAACTACTGAAACTGTCACTGATGCAGTCATCCAGTGCAGAACAGGATGACATCAGCGTCTGCGCCGTCGCCGCACCTGATGTGGGGTAAGAGAGTTCTCCCGCTTCGACAAACTTCAGGTCAAAGCGGACAATACGCCCTTCACTCTTCGATGTGCTGACCCGAACCTCTCCGTCAACACAGACTTTCAGCTCACCGTAAGTCGGATGGACAAGCGTGCCGGGACCGGGTTTATTCAGCGCGTCAATCAGGCGATCGCGCTGGTCAAAGCAGTCATCTCCCACCACATAAGCCGTGATGGACGGGCGGAAAGTGACTTTTCCCAGATCTTCGGTATAGGGTTTGTCGCGGTTCGGGTATTCGTGCGTTTCCACACGACGACCGGTTCCCGCACTTTCTTCTTCAACCTTAAACGGCACACCGCGAAATGACGCGTCCTGAAGTCTGTCTTTCCACGTCATATAAACTCCGTACATAAAAAATCCCACCGGAGTGGGACTCATTAACAGATTAATTTTTCATTACCTGCCAAAGCGCGTATAGCCAACATCATGGCTGACATCAAAACCGCTGGATCGCGTTTCCATAACCCGCATACCCGGAGGCGAATTCACAAAAGAGACCTTGATCTCACCATCAACTTTTGGCGCAGAAGCTTTGTTAATCATGAAGGGATTCGGGCCTGTGGCACCGGAGGCGTTGTTTGACTGAGCCAGATCCACCGCCGGATAAGGTGTGTATCCCCGCGCCGGTATTCCCGTCCCATAAGCATCATAAGCACCCGCGCCCCACTGCGCAGAGTTAATGGCATCGACCGTGTCACCGGAACTGTCGGTAAACCACTCAATAATTGGCTTCAGCTTGTCCCACATATCCTGAAACCACTTAACAACCGGCCCCCAGTTATTGATCACCATCCCCAGCGGCGACCAGGCAAAAACTTTCTTAAGGAGTTCCCGGCCAGCCTCAAAATAAGGACCAATGGTTTCCCAGAGCTTCTTGAAATAAGGTCCGACAACATCCCAGTTAGTGATAATTAATCCCGCAGCCAGGGCTATCGCCGTCGCAATCATGCCAATCGGCGTCATCGACATGATCCTGCTGACAATGCTGATGGCACTGCCCACGCCCATCAATCCCAGTTTCAGAATCGCAAGACCGGCAGCAAGCCCGACGACGCCGCGAATAACCCGGGGATTTTCATCCGCAAACTTCGTGAATTTCTCCCCCAACTCCCCCAGCCATTGCGTGATATTTTTAGCGTCACCAGAAAATGCGCCGCCAATAGCCGCAAGGCCGTTGGCTGCGGTCCCCGTCATTGCCTCCCACAGGTTGGACAGCGTACCAAGCTGTGCCTGAACACGTTTATTCAGGCTGGCCTGTTTATTCATCTTCTGCTGGATCTGATCGTAGCCATCCTTTCCTTTATCGATCAGCGCATTGACCACTTGAAGGGTTTCGGCATCATCACCAAATATTGCCTTAAGTACACCGGTTCGCTTAACGTCGGTCAGTTTTCGCAGCTTTGCCAGTTGCCTGAACATGTTATCAAGACCGCCAAAACTCCCTTTGCCATCAGTAAAATCGAGCTGTACCCCGAGTTTCTGGCGGGCCATGATTTTATTGACGTCCCTGATTTTCTTAACGCTTAATCCGGACTGGATAACTTTTCGCAGGGCATTACCTGCCGACTCCCCGTTCATCCCCATCTGATCCATCATGACACTGATGGGGGCAAGACTCTGTGCAGCCTGAAGACCGTCCTTATTCACCATCTTCAGAACAGAGCTGGTTTTAGTGAAGAAGGACAGCATGTTGGTGTCGTCAACGCCCAGATAAAACGCCTTCTGAATTGTGTCGAACAGCCCCATCATGTCTTCTGAGGCCGTTCCGGTAGCATCCTGCATCTTTGCGGCAAACTCGGCAGCCGCTTCCGGTGTTTTTTTCAGTTGTACCGCAAGATAAGCTGTCGCTTTACCCACACCGCCCAGAATGTTTTCTGCCGGGATCCCCTGACGCACCAGCATCTGCATCATGTTCTGGAAATCAGCCGTTGTACCGGGTAGCTGGTTACCCAGGCCAATAGCCAGTTTATTGATGTCCTGAAAGCTCTTTCCAACCTCGCCGTTCGCATCCATCATGGCGACTTTCAGCCCGGTGGCGGCGTTTTCCTGATCGGCATAAGATTTCAGGGAAAGCGTCAACCCCGCTGCCAGTCCGCCACCAAGCGCCAGCCCACCCTGTGACGCTTCTTCCGCCTGGCGTTTAAATCCCCGGATTTTCTTTTGCATTTTCGACAGCGCGGGAGAAAGCCTGTCGACACCGGTGATCAACGCCTTAAGCTCAAATTCAGCCATGTGTGCGTTTCTCCTGCTCTATCCTGTTTGCCTGACTGACCAGCAAGGGAATTTCACTGATCGGCATATTCAGCAATTCGAAGGGATTAATGCGCCAGTAGCTGGCGCAGTCAAAGAAGCGATCAGTAAGGTATTCAGCCGTCAGGCCTGGAGGAAAAAACCAGCCACAAGCCACGCCGCTGCATTCAGGTCTGCCGGAGACATCTGGTCGACAGAGTTTTGCGGCACTTTCGCCAACCGCACAATGTATTTCGATACCACATGCGCCAGAAGTCTGACGGACTCATCCTGATTCATCTGGTAGGGATACCCCAGCTCGCGGACATCTTTCCCGGTGGGCTCATCAAACTCCAGTACGGAGAGTGTCTCGCCATGAGCGGTAATCGGTTTCTTTAACTCAAGCTCTTTCATTACTGGTAATCCCCTTCTTCACCGTGGAACTCAAGATCGACCGTGCCTTCTTCGGCATTATGGTTCGCTTCGCCGTGCAGCCAGGCAGACGACAGTACATAGACCTGACCGTTCGCCAGCTCGGCAGTGATGGTCATCTCATCAGATGAGGTGATTTTGCTCACCGGAAAATTCTTCGGCACCTTGAAGGTCCCTTTAACATAGGGCGCACGGTGAGTTTCCTTGCGGTCCACTGAACCGTCCAGGCCGATGATGTCATCATTGACCGTCCTGTTCATGGGCACCTCAATGCCGCCGGTCAGCGATAGCTGCTGACCGTCAATTTTGAAATAACAGGTTCCCCCGATACGGGCCATTATGCAGACTCCTCTGAATACTGAAGACGGAACTGGTTAACCACGGCAAAGACACGCAACTGGTTAACATAGTCAGGCGGGAACAGCGTGTTCAGGCGGTTCGGATCGCTGGCATCACGCTCCACAACCAGGTACTGCTTAAACAGTTCGTAGTTTTCCACGATCCCCGCACGCTCAAGCTGACGGTAGGTTGCCAGCAGTTCCCCTTTGATCACCGCCGGGGTGACAATCGCCTGACCGGGACCAAAGCGGGTACCGTCACTGGCAAGCTTGTGACGCCCGTACTTACTGGTAATGACGGATTTCAGTTTGCGCAGTACATACGCGCTGGTATGCAGTGTCTCACTGTCGAGGTAGCTGTTATCCGCAACCCCGTAAGCGTTTTTCCTGTACGTGGTGACATCACGCTGAATGCGCAGTACCCCGCTTTCGACATACGCCGTTGCCACGCCATGAGACAGCAGGGTCTGTTGCTCGGTCATCGTGAACCGTTTCCCCTTCGGCGCAGGCAGCATACCCACCAGCTCACCGGTCTGCGTGGGACGTGCCGGATCGTTGCGAATAAACACCGCTGCGCGGGCGGTACGGCTTGCCGCCAGCTCGTCGGCAGGCGTCTGGGTCTCTTTTTCGTACCCCGCCAGGGTAATGTGCTGCTGGTTAAACTGGTCACCTGCGGTCACCAGTTCTGACAGCGTGCCGGTCTTTGCCGTATACACATGACCATACAGCTGACGCGCATAGCTCCAGCGACCGCTGGTATCGTTCATCTCGGTCACCAGCGTGTTAACGGAGGCCGTGTCGTTGAACGGCAGGCCGATATAATCAAACGGCTCATCCGCCATTGCAGCCACCGCGCCGGTGAGAACAGGAGAGCCCGTTCCGGCGGTCCCCGTCGCCACGGCAATCTGTACGCCCGCTGGCAGCACTTCGCCCCCACCAAAGCCGTAGTAATTGAGGCTGACAGGAATTTCATTCCCGCAAAGCCCCTTATGACGCGCGGTCAGTGTGACCACGCCTGCCGAAGATGAAGCCGTAAACGGCAGGGCCGGAACGGCATTGATGGCATCTTTGATACTGCTGGCAATCGTCGTGACGTTATCGCCGTTGGTCACCGGAGCCTGCACGCGGGTACGTCCCACATAGACATTCACCGTGCCGCTTTCGGTTGCTTCCCCGGTCACCGTCAGCGTAACCGTTGCCGCCGCGCCTGTGGCTTCCGGAACGGCAATCACATACAGCTCGCCAAACGGGTCGGTCTGGCGATAAGCCTCGACCATACGCGCCAGCTGACTTCCCGCACCACAAATCTGGCGTGCATAGTCTGCCGACGGCATCAGTACCAGACTGTTGGCAACAATCTCTGCACCGTTATTGGCATGACCAATCAGCAGCGATGCTCCGCTGTCCTGTGCAGTATTCGCCGCCTGGTTATCCATTTCCGCATAAAACAGCGGAACCAGCGTATTCGACGGAATGGTGTTAAAGCTTATCGTCATCGGTGTTCACCTTTTTATTCACGCGCCGGATATCACCCGCTGCTTCACGGCGCAGCCAGTAGTTGTTCTCGTCAACATTTCGCCCTTCGGCGGGCAAAAGGTCGCCGCGGGCAGGATCAGGAACTGACCGCCCTTTAACAGGTTTGACAAACATGAGGATCCTCAGAAAGGAAGGGTTATTTCGGTGTGATGTTCGATATCGCCGTCAGGCCCGTTACCGGGCTCGAGATAATCAACATCAATCGCCAGCGTTTGCAGTTCATCCAGACTGTTCAGATCATCCTGCTGGCGGGTATCGTCTTCAGTCAGCTCGCTGATGACCGAAAAATCGAACTGATAAATCAGCTCATGACGATTCAGATCCAGCAGCGTGCCGCCGTCATAGGTAATCGGGTTACCGCACGCTTCCGGGTTCCAGCCCAGCAGGGCCTTAAAGAGCATCTGCCGGACATCGTCCACCACATCATACGAGGCAAACTGACCGCGCTCATCACGTCCGTTACTCAGTATGACAACCACGGAGAAGCCCTCTTTCAGCTCCTGCCAGTAGTCGGTCTGGCTTTTGTTTTCTCCCGGAGAATCATCCCCCGGTACCACATACGCCGCCGGGAGTCTCAGCTTTCCGACCTCCGGCAGATTTTTGAACTGTGCCGCGCCTGCCACCCGGTTTTCAAAATACGGGCAGCGGGCACGCAGCGCAGCAATAACAGGCGTCAGTTTCATCTGTGTCGTCGCTCCGGCTTCAGTGATTTACGCAATTCCCGCGCCAGAAAATAGCGTGTCCAGCTGCGGTTCTTTTCAAGCGTTTCCACCATGAAGTTATTACGTGGAGCCAGTCGCCAGCCGCTGCCACCGGATGCACCACGATGATGGCTGCGACGACGCTTTGCCCCTCGCCTCACGCCATAGAACAAAAAAGCCGGATAAAAATCACCGGTGATACGGCGGTTTCCCTCTCCATTACGCTGGTTAGGGGCTATACGTGCCATAAAACCAGGGCGATGTTTACTGGCTCTGGGTACCATGTAACCAATCGAACGAGCCAGGCGTCCGGTCTGATAACCGGGGTTTTCACCCGGTGCCGACCGCGCACGGCGCATCACCAGCCGACGGGCATCACGCATATGACGCTGCCCAATCGTGACAAACGCCCGCCGGACACGGGCGCGGTTAAAGCGCATCTCGGCGGGCTGCTGAACATCAACGTGAAAAAAGGGAGTCGCCATTGCTGCCTCCGTGACTCTGCCTACATTCGCCCAGCTCCGTACACTCCAGCAGCAGAAAGCGCCGCGCCCCGTTCAGATCGCGCTGACGTTTCACCCGGTACACACTGTCACCGCAGACCACCTCATAATCAGCGGTGATCCCCCGGCGGTAACGAATGGTGATGTAATGGGTGATGGCGTCCCCGGTCTGCGCGGTTTCCTGCCAGGTGGTGGCACTGGTCTGGATAACCTTCGCCCATGTCCGGAACGTAACCGGGTATTGAGGCTCCACGCTAAAGTTATCCGCGGGCATATCCACCCGCAGGCGGATCAGGACGCGTTTATTCAGTTCACCGGGGTCCGGCAGAATGTAGGTTGCGCTGGTCTGCGCCTGACGAATTTTCATTGCGGAAAGTACCTGTACGGGCCGACAAGCCAGCCAAAACTCTGCGGCATGTCGAGTTTCTCCACTTCCGTAACCGACGAGCGGTTTTCGTAAAAATGGCTGATAAGCATCAGCATCCCCAGACGAATATCATCCGGCAGGTGCAGTCCGTCCGGGTCGCTGTCCGGAATGGTTTCATCCGGTGCATAGAGCTTCCGGTTCAGATACGTTTCCGTCCGCTTTTGCGCCGCACAGGCCAGCAGTTGCAGATGGCGGTCATCAGCATCGAAATCCTCATCCAGCCGGAGTTGGGCTTTAATCTCTTCCATTGTCAGAAGCATACTCAGCCCTCTTTACTGGTCGTGGCTTTTTTCTCTTTTGTCGCTTTACTGCTTTTTGCACTGGTTCCGCGCTCTGCTAACCCGGCCTGAAGTGCAATCTCCTGCACCCGGGCAGGAAGCGCCCCGTCGTCATACTCACCGGCCCGAATGACCTCAACACGCATACCGTCCGGTGACCATTTCAGATCTTGTTTCAGGATCATGATTCTTCACCCGTCAGAACAGGGGGCGCGGTTCCGCGCCCCTGAGTGATTACGCCGCTGCAATCTTCAGCAGTTTGATGGCCTGCGAATCGACCAGCATCCCGCCGGTGCGCTTGGTGGTATAAAAACCGACAAACGGTTTATTGGTGTACGGGTCACGCAGAATGCGGGTGCCGATACGGTCAACGATGGTGTAACCCCGTTTGAAGTTACCAAATGCAATGGCTTTCGCATCAGCGGCGATATCCGGCATCTGTTCGTTTTCAGCGATACCGTAACCCGCCAGAGAGGACGGCTGCCCCAGTTCCAGCCCCGGACGCCACAGATAGTTACCCTCGGTGTCTTTCAGCAGACGGATGGCAAACAGGCTGTTGTTGTTCATCATGAACTTCGCGCCAGTGCGGTGTGCCTTACGCAGCGTGTAAATCAGTTTGATAATGGCGTCTGCGGTCACCGCGGTCGCTTCGCCGGATACAATATGCTGAAGTTTGCCGAACGCCCGGACCTTGTCGGTTTCATCAGTGGATTCATACGCCAGGAACCCTTTCGGCTTCTTGGTGCCATCGCCTGAGGTAAAGGCAATTTCTTCCTGTTCGGCAAATTCGGTTGCCAGCTCGCTGTTGATCCAGGCCTCCACGTTGAAGAAGGCATCGTCCAGCATTTTCTGGGTAGCCTGCGGGTTGCCGTAGATTTCCCCCATGAGAGGTTCAATCAGCTCCAGTCTGGAGGTGGCAGTCTGGGATCGCGTATCCGTTTCCCCCACCCATCCGGAAGCCGTACCGCCCAGATTCACCAGTTTTTTGTAGTCGGAACCGCCAACGGTGATCACCGTGGCTTCCTGACGCATCACCACTTCATCTTTCAGCAGGTTAAGAATGTTGCGATCCAGTGCTTCCGGCACGGCGTAGCCACCGTCTTCATCGGTACCCACCTGCAATGCCTTACGCTCCAGATCGCGCAGACCGTCTTCACGGCCCTTACGCAGGAAGCCCACAAACGCCTCTTTATGCTCGGTGGCCAGTTTATTTTGCGCTCCACCTGCCGGACGTTTCAGCTCAAGCAGCTCTTTTTCAAGGTCGCTTTTGAGATTTTCCAGCTCGCTGAGTTTCCCGTTCAGGGTTTCCACCTGCCCGGCAAGCTTGCCTTTTTCCTGCTCAATCGCATCCACGCGCTTGTCGTTCTTTGCTTTGAAGTCGTCAAACTTCTGCTGCAGCTCCTGCGCGACCTGTTCGACATCTTTAATATCAACCGCCATCGTATTTCTCCTGATTAGAAGTTCAGATTTTTCAGTGCATTCAGTGCAGAGCCCACATCCTCAGCGTCGCGCAGGGACAGTGCGCCATAGCCCCCGGCCATGAATGCTTTGGCCTGGGAACGGGAGAGTCCGACATCACGCAGGACTCTTTCGATTTTTTTCTGTTCGGGGATTTCCCCGCGGGCCAGTGCGTTCTTGACGTCGCTGATCCGCGCTTCGTCGTTAGACGGGAACGTCACCAGACTGACTTCCCAGAGGTCGATTTCTTTCAGCAGAAAGGCTTCTTTGCTCCGGTCATATTCCCAGTCTTTCAGGACGTACCCAATAGAAAGGCCGGTTAACGAACCGGCCTTCATGTGTGCATGTGCGCGTTTTGCCAGGGGATCATCATCAATGAGCAATCGCCCCCTGACGTAAAGCCCGACATCGTCTTCCTTCATTTCGGTGTAAACACCGATGGGCTCATCCATGCGGTGCTGCCAGAGCAGCGCAGGTAACGCTTTTCTGTCACTCCACGCCCGCAGGGAAGCAGCAAATGCCCCGGACATCACCACATCATCGTGGCTGTCCTTTACACCAAAGACGGAGCCATACCCTTCAAACTCACCGGAGTCACTGACAGATTTCAGACTCAGCGGTACATCAAGACGTTGTTTCGTCTGCATTGGCGTTATCCTTCTGCTTACCGGCTTTACTGCCATCGGAGGGTTTCGTGGTCATGTTCATCGGTGTGAGATAGACATCCCCACCGGGACGCGGATTCATATCTTCCAGGTCGCGGCAGTCATTGGGAGAGTAAATTCCCCAGTTGATACCGGTGGCGTAGGCTTCAAAACGGGACTTCATATCCCCGCGCAGTAACGCCCCGGCGTTAAATTTGGCGTAATAAACGCCCTGCTTACTTTTTCGTACCAGTCCGGTGTTGATCCGCTGCTCAATGCGGGTCAGATACGGCACCAGTGAATAGTTGATAAATCCCAGCCCCAGCTCTTCGATATTGTTGAAGGTGGCGCGATCGGTGTTCTGCACCATGTGCAATGGCACCCGGAACAGACGACAGATTTCTTCAAGCTGAAACTTGCGGGTTTCCAGGAACTGGCTGTCCTCGGCGTTCAGCGCCATCGACTTCCAGTCCAGCCCCATCTCAAGGATCATCGGGCGGTGAGCATTGCCAAGCCCGGTGTGACGCTCCTCAAAATCTTTCTTCAGGCGCTCATAAGCCTGATCTGACAGCGTCTGCTCTGTACGCAACACACCCGACGTCACCGCGCCATTGCTGAACAGTCTGGCCCCGTGCTCTTCGGTCGCTGCCGCCAGCGATATTGCCTCGCGGGCATAGGCGATGGGATTCAGCCCCACCAGTCCGTCCAGCGTCAGCGTGCGCACATGCCAGATATCCTCCTGGCTCAGTACATCCGTGGAGCCATCCGGGAATGTGACCTGATAGACCGGCTCCCAGCTACTGTTAAGCTTCGGTACCACACAGCCGGGATCGACGGGCAGCAGTTCAGCCACTTCGCCAAATGCTTTCACTTTGTAGGCGTAAAAGTTTCCCCGCAGGCACAGACAGGTGACCACCAGCTCCCAGAACTCCTGCGGCGTCATATAGCCATTGGGATGCGTGGAGATCAGCTTATGCAGACGTTCACCAGTGGCTCTCTGCTTCAGGCTGCCGTTCAGGTGATACAGGTTGCAGGGCAACATCCCGACCGACTCCGCCAGCACCCTGACACAGGAAAAAACCGCCGTCAGTCGCATGGCCCGCTGGCTGCTGATCTGCTTTCCGGTATAGGTGTCGTAGGACAACCCGATAGCATCCGCCAGCTCTGCTGGCGTGGTCACCGGTGCGTCACTTTTTCGTTGAAATAATCCCGAAAAGAACACTATTTACCTCCGCCGACAGACGACTGTGTACGGTCGAGATATCGCGCCACCAGCCACGACCAGAACAGGCACAACGCCCCGGCAACAACAAACCCCGCCGGGGGATAAATCAGCCAGGCACCATACGCCAGCAAAAGCGCCCCCAGCACGCCCACCAGAGGCGCGAGAATCAGCATGATCATAATTACCTCAGTTAAAGCGAGCGGATCCCATAGGACTCAATGTGGTCAGACAGCGTGTCTTCTTTCTCGTACAGCATGGCTCTGCCAACCGCCATAATCAGCGCAACTGCACCATCGATTTTGTTTTCCGCCTGCTCTTTGACGGGCTTCACCACATCATCGTTACCCGGAATGGTTTTGCCGACCACGTTACCGATACACCAGGTCATGATGGGATTGCCATCATGATGAAAGCGCCCCGATTCAATTGCCGCTTCCAGCTCTTTCATCGGGTCGGACATGTTGGTGTAGTTCTGAATGATAGTGATGGGGTTCAGGTCTTCATCAGCAAGGTCATGTGACAACCCGGTCGCCCCGAAGGGGTCGATGGGTGACTCACTGACCGGGCTGATTTTGTTCGCCGCTTTGGCCTCCTCGAGGATGTAGCGATAATCCACCTCCGCACCATCGGTAACGGTCAGAACGCCCATTTCCACCCATTTCTGAAAGCGTTCGGCTGTCCGTCGATCTTCATTTTTCTCGACGCTGTACACCGTGTCATACGGTACCCAGAAACGCGGGGCCACACTGTAGTAATGCGTTTTACCGTCAATCTCGCGGGTATAAAGTCGCGCCATGCTGTTCATATCCAGCTTACGCGCCAGGTCAAAGGCCAGAATGCACGGCTGCCCCTCGAACTGCTCAAGGGTCAGTGATTTATCCTCGCAGCTCTGCCAGCTCACCAGGTTGAAATACGCCGAACGCGCCGACACCCAGATATTGAGGTGTTTTGTTTTAAAGACGTTTGCCAGACGGGCGTTATTTTTCGCACGCTGTTGCTGACTTAACAAAAACTCACGGTAAACCGACACCCCGATATTCGGGTTGGCTTTTTCCAGCACCTGTGGGTTGGTCCAGTCGTCACCTTCGTCAACGGTATAGATGATCCCGAACAGTTCATCGTTAGGCACCGAGCCGTTGAGCATCTCGATGACTTCCCGCCGCTTGTCGTAGCACGGCCCCTCAATGTTGTACCCGGCGGTGGTGATGGCCCACATCAGTGGCTGACGTCGCGCCCCCATCCCGGTAAGCATTGTGGTATAAAGCGCATCGGTGGCATGCTCGTGATATTCATCAACCACGGCACAGTGGGGTGATGAACCATCACCGGGGTTGCCGATCAGCGGTTCAAACCGCGCGCCATCCTCCGGACGGTTCATGTTTGAGGCGTTAACCTCAATCCCGAACGCTTCCGTCAGCATGGGTGTGCGTTTACACATCAGTCGTGCCGGACGAAAGACTTCCCATGCCTGTTTCTCCGTCGTGGCACCGGAATACACTTCCGCGCCGAACTCGTTATCACAGGCAAAACAATACAGGGCAACACCGGCAGAGATTGCCGATTTGCCGTTCTTACGGGGGATTTCGGTATACACCTCCCGGAAGCGGCGCAGCCGGGACCCTTTATTGACCCAGCCAAACGCACAGCAGACCACAAATAGCTGCCACGGCTCCAGCGTGATGGGCATCCTCTTGAATGCCCACTCACCCTTGGTGTGCGGCAACAGCTGAATAAATTTGGCGGCCCGTTCAGCCAGGTCCTTGTCGAAGCGGTAACGAAACGACTTACTTTTTTCCGCCATCAGGTCATCAAGATGGCGCTGGCAGGCCTGAATCACAAACTGGCAGGCCACAATCTTTCCGCGCACGACATCACGGGCATACTGATTGGCAGCATTTACGTTGGGGTAAGATTTCCGGCTCATGACTCGATGATTTTCAGAAACGGGTTAGTGGCTTTCTTCTGCCCCGCCAGGCCAATCAGACGCTGGCGGCTGCTGGGGTCGAGTCCGAGCATTGCCCCCGTGCTGCTCATCTCGGACTCCTGTTCTTTTTTGGCGGTCAGCTCCGGATTTTTGACCCTGCCGCCCATTGCACCGGTGATGGTGTTGCCCTGTATGGCAATATTTTTCACGGCACGTCGCCAGAACTCATAGGCCACGCACCACCGCTCAAGCACCGCGAGGTCAGTCACGCACAACAGGCCCTGACCGCAGAGTTCTTTGGTTGTCAGTTGCCACATGATCGTGGCGAGAGGGAGATCTTCTTCAGCGAACCACTCTGGTGGCTCAACACCTTTGATGGGCGTAAAAACAGGTTCATCTTTGTTCAGGGCTCGCTTGCCGGGGTTTCCGGCCAGCGCCTTGCGCGCCGTTGGCTTGGGGCGACGCCCGGAACGCCCCGCCGTTCCAGCCATATGCGGCACTCCTGGTTAAATTTCATTTTTCGCGGGTATAAAAAAACGATGGGGCGGGCAGTCCGGAAGACGTCAGGTCACAGAGATTTGACCCGCCCCTCCCCTCAGACAGTTGAGAGTTATTATCACTTAAGCCGTTCACGGGCCGTCTTCGCCTTATGGCACGGCCAGCACAGACTCTGCAGATTACTGTCGGCATCAGTGCCGCCATGTGCTTTAGGGATGATGTGGTCAACGGTTTTCGCTTCACGCGCCACACCAGCACGCAGACATAACTGACAAAGGCCTTTGTCACGTTGCAGCACACGCACGCGAATAACATCCCACTTAGAACCATAACCGCGCTGATGACGGGATTGTCCTGGCTTGTATTGCTTCCAGCCCTCGCTTTTGTGGCTTTCGCAGTAGCCTGACGGGTCTGTGGTGGTATGGCGGCAGCCACGAACGCGGCAGGCTTTTGGGGTTCGTGGGGGCATTGGACACTATCGTTGCTTATGTTTATAAAAAAAGCCCTGCTTACGCAGGGCATAAAAACTCAATATTGATACTATGAATCTATTCCAAATCCCAACGTGGAATATTTATTATCTTACCAGGAGTTAAGGAAAATTTGGCTTTCTTCAATATCTCAACATTAGCATCATCAGGAATCACTAAGAAGTACGAATAGTGCATTTCTCCAGAATTCCCATGATTCTCCTGAATATCATCTTCGCTAACTCCCGACGCTTCAAGCTCATCAACTGTGAGTCCTAAATAATCAGCTAGCTTTTGTATATCAATCATTAATCACCTCACATATCAACGATGAGGCATCATCATCACACACTCTAGCAAAAGCTTCAACTTATTGTTATTATTAAAATAATTCTATACAAATTACATCTAATGTATATCCTATGATACGATAGATGCGAATATTAATGACAAACAACCATCGTATTTCTCTGAAAAATGGCAAGTATCACTCATTATTCCCCATGCATCTATGTACTCTGTTCATGGTCAAGCCATAACTATATTTAATGCAAGAATACGGAAAGTTAAACAAATAAACGTTGATACACTAACATTCCACAAACTAGTTATACTAATGAAGTAGGCAATTCTTCCTCTGAAATTCCCAATACTCTCCTATCGGCCCGCAATTTTGCTATAGCGCACACTTCACTATAAGATGGTGCGGAGTTCTCAGGATAAAGTACATACTCAAAATGCGGCGGAGGATTGAATATTAAAACTGAATACCCAGCTTCTTGAAGGATATTTTGGACGATTGAATAATAAGGTCTACGCTCATCAAACCAATAACATCCATTCCTTTCTATTGACACGATTGCTTTTTTTGCGTGCTTCTTATAAACCCATGCCTTATCCATATCCTGTCAAAAATCTCTCTACGTAATTGAACAATAACACTACGTAGTAGTCATACACCAGAATATCTAACATATCAATCCAGCAACATTTAATTATTTTAACTTAATATGAAAAAGTCTTCAGTGATTATAATTTCACACCTATATATCAATTCAGTAACTTTTCAGAGCCTGTGGCCAGTCTTTGGACACGCTGTTGTTGGACAATAGCTCGAATATGAGACTTGTCCGTATTACATTGCCCTAATGCAGATAACAAGCTCGCATTTAAGTTGAGACTTGCACCATACGTCAGAGGGTCTGGTATGAGCGGTATAGGTGTTTCAGAAATCAAACTAGTTGGTAGTGGTGTAACCGGAGTGCTCACGTAAACTGTCCGCGTACTTCCGCAACCGATCAGCAGCGGCAGCAGGCACAGGACGTGAAGCACAATCATCATCCGCAATAGCCATTTTGATATCTTCCTGGGTTCTCTGTGACTCCAGTGCGATCTGCTGTTTTGCATGCTGGTTAGCCTCCAGAACTGTATTGAAGATTTGTAGTGATTGCAGGACGTTATTGGTAATGGCTGTTGCTGATTCAGCATTTCGTACAGCCTCATCAGCACGTTTCTTTTCGTGCTGATATTTGCTGTAGTAGTGGTTGGCAGACCAGATGAAAGAACCGATGACAGTAAAGATGAATGCAGAGATAGCCAGCTTATAGCTCAACTTCATTTACCACCCCACCAGCCTCTTTAAACCGGGAAATCAGGTCACCGATTTTATGTTCATACTGACCGTAACCTGCACCAGGTAACGACGCCCAGATATTGCTGCAACGATCGATAGCCTGACGAATATCGCCGCGATCAATCATCGGTAAAGCGCCACGCTCTTTAATCTGCTGCAATGCCACAGCATCCTGGTTTTTGGGAGAGAAGTCTTTCAGAGCAAGCTGCTTACGGTAGGCATCCCACCAGCGTGAAAGAAGCTGATAACGTCCGGCGGCTGTTGATTTGAGTTTGGGGTTTAGCGTGACAAGTTTGCGAGGGTGATCAGAGTAATCAGTAAACAGTTCACCGCCAACAATAACATCATAACCGTGATTACGTGTCGGTTGTCGCCCGTTATCCGTTCCTTCTGACCATGCCACCATATCGAGGAAAGCTTTACGCTGGGAATTTAGTACCTGCATAAATTACTCCTTAGAGCCACTAAACTTATTACCGATTACTCGCATTGCAGCTCCACGAATGGCATCAACACCGATCAGCCCAACGCCACCACCAATGGCAACAGAAAGCGATTTAGGCCATCCGACATACTCAAGCGCGGATGCAAAAGTCAGCGTCAGAGCACCACAGAGCAAAATCTCGAGCGTTTTTCGCTTCCAGCCACCACCTCCGCCAAAATAGGCGATACGCAAACCAGCCATAACGATCGACATAATCACTGCCCCCAGCGGGGTGTCTCCACGCCACCAGCTCTGGAACAACTCCAGCCAGTCCGGCCAAGTATTTGGGTTATGAGGCATTTGTAGTTATCTCTCACCTGCGATTATTTGCGGGTGCTGTGTTGGAAATAAAAAGGCCACCCGAAGGCAGCCTGATTTAATTATTCACATTAATCGTCACTTAATAGGATTTGGTTTTATGTCGTCAAGCCAGTCGTTATCACCTCTTAGCTTGGCTACTCGTCCTTCAACATTAGTTAACGGTTTATAAGCAGAGTATTTGCCTATAGCCCTAGCAGAATGCTCTCCAGCAACACGATAATTTTGGAAGTCCAACTCAAGTCCATGCTGCTCCGCTCTCATTCGAATATAGCCACGAAGCATGTTTTCTCTAAATCGAAACCAAGATGGACGATTCCCTAAAGCAGGGATGATGATGCATCCAAATGTCGGTTTCTTCAATGCATTGAACTTTCGCTCAAACGTGGATTTATCTAAAGGTGTTACATCAAGCGATTTGCAAATTTTAACGTACGATTCTGATATATGAGTCTTATGTCTGGTCAAATCAGCCATATCGGACATAGCCCAAAGAATATGCTTATATGACTCATCACGTCCCTCTGTTGCATCCGTGTAACTTTGCCTTAAAGTTTCCGAGACTGAATCAATTGCATCATTTAACCCTTTAATGAAAAGGTTGTAGTCAACAGAGCTGTATTCACGTATTGAGCTTTGACATGTTAAAAGGATTTTTTCACAAATAAGATGAATGTAGTTCGGGAACCCGTCACTAAGACCCGCAATTTTATAGCGGACAGAATCATCGACAGTCAGGCCAAACTCATCGAAAGCATTATCAATTATTTGAAAACGACCATTCCATGGTAAACTATCGAGATGTACCTGATGTATTTGTCGCTCACTTGATTTATGCCCTCCGATTAAAGTAACGAGAGAATCACCAATCCCCGTAAAAATTAATTTTACTTCACACGCCTGATCACCAAGTTGCTTAATGAGTGATCCAAACTTTTGTCGTTCTTCATCAGAGTCAATTTGGTCAAACTCATCGATAACTATATAAGGAATCTTTGAGTGAACTTTAGTTAAAAATTGCAACGCCCGAACGGCTGCAGAAACTGAGTCAATTTTCAGTTCTGGATAATTATATTTTTGATTTTGACCAGCATTGATACCACCAATTCCAGCCACATTTAAGCCAAAGCTCCATCCCTGTGTATCGATTTTCTTATCCTGAGGTGTGCCTCGCAAAATAATGTCATTCATGACACTTGAAAAAGTGGATTCTTTCTCGCAGCCAACCAAAATAGGTTCAGCATCTTCCTGCAGCTTAAAAGCAACAGTTTGCGCTAAGGATGTCTTTCCTACTCCGCGATCACCATAAATGAAAGCATGCCGACCTGTAGCATAAAGCGCCAATTCGAGATCGGTTACATGTTTTTCACGTCCAAATAACAGTTCCATAGAAACAACTGGACCCGTTGGTCGCAAAACTTTATGCAGTTTATGCATAAAGTCTCGCAAAGAAAGACCTCCACAGAGCATTTTTATTCTCCTGCATTTTTTTCGAAAACTATAACATCATTCTTTTTGGCAAGCCTTTCCTAAACGCAAAAACCCGCACAATGGCGGGTTCTTACTATTATGTTGCTCAGTTCGCTTTTCGTCCCGAGCTTATCACAATTCAAGCACTTTCTTGCTCACTTTGCAATTTAAATCTGTCGCTATTTGTGCCAAACGCATCACATAGTGGAGCGTACAGGAGCGATTCGGCCAAACTTATCCATGTGTCAACTCGGCGGCGACAGGTAATGAATGCCCAGTCAGGATGTTTAATATGAAGCTCATTGGCCATTTGCAACTTGCTCTTACGCAGACGATACCGGCCAACAATCACACCGTATAGAGAACGGTAATCATTATTCATCAGCACCGAGGCGATCACACCGTCAATCTTCAGGCCTTCATCGTCCGAGCAAAACGCCAGACTACTTTTGTTTTTACTGTTGAGTATTTCGCGCAAATAAGCTTCGAGCTCTGGTTTCGTAATGCCTGACTTTTTCATACGGCGCAGCGCATCGTTGATTGCAGTTTTGGTAATTTTGCTGGATACAAGCAGTTGGTTAAACATGTTACCGCTAGTCCCTCCACTGATATAAGACCAACGCCCCCACATGCGGAGCTTCCCCTGAACCCAGATACTTTCCAGAGTACGAAGACGAACCATTTCACCCGTTTTGCCAATTTCAGAAGGATTAATCATTTAGAGTTCTCCACTTACGCCAGCACGCCAATTGCCAGCGCACGATCGATAAAACGAAATATCAGCTCCAGCTGGGAGCCATACATCTCTTCAAATGCCACGGTATCCGCATGCAGCTCGTCGTGATGCTTTCTGCACAAAGGCAACACAAAGAGGTCATGCGCTTTTGTACCCATTCCCCCCTGACCGTGGCCTATCAGGTGGTGGGGATCATCAGCAGGCTTTCCACAACATGCACACAGCTGCGTCTTAACCCAGCGCGTGTACTTTTCATTAACCCAGCGGCGACGTTTTGGGCGTAACATAAAAGACTCCGGCGACTCCGGATCCACTTCCAGCGCCAGCACTTTTTTCGCTTTATCCTGGATGATGCTGGTGGCAGGAACCGAAGGCACAAGGTCACTTTCCCGGGTAACAGACGGCACAACAGGCTTCGGTAATCTCAGTGCCTTACGGGCTGCACTTTCCGGTAAGGCATCCGCCAGGTCATTACGAATCAGCCACCAGCACAGTTCCGGCATTGTCACAACGTGACTGTCATCAAAACCGAGATCCCGACGCACAACAGACAACACCCAGCGGGCACAGTTATCCGTTGCCATTGATTCCAGCCGTTCCGTGAACTGATCGCGCAGCTGGTTATCGCAGTGCCAGCACAGACGGATTGCGCCCGTAGCGTGTCGCATTGTGGTCATGTTCTCGCTGTGCCAGTCGGAATGAGGCCACTGGCAGCCTTTTTCACGAAGTAACCAGCTTTCAAGACATTCCACGCCACCAGCACGACGGATCACTGCCTCATTGCGGAACACGGCCCGAACGGCAGGATCATCCGCCAGCGGTTGTGATGCCGCCGGAACGGCACCACTGGCGAAAGATGAATAACGTTCCGGCTCAGGCTCCAGCAGGACACGCCCCTGCATAAACAGGGGCATCAGCTCTGAACCTGGCCTGAACAATACGATCCCCATACGCGGGGCAATTTCAGGAGTCAGTAGTGCTCTCACGGTCACCTCAATGAACGGTATCGAGCAGCTTTAACAGCTCAGGGAATCGGGATTCGAAGAAATGCGGCTGCGTCTCGCGCGGATTTGCGGGACTGGTGATGTTCTTGCCGAACATGCAGCCTTTCGCTGTCAGCGACCAGAATTTTTTGATGTTGTTAATCGCGGTACGGCTGTATCGTTCGCGCTGCTCGACGATCCCCAGTTTCACCATCTGGTGATATGCCTGATTAGCCGTCAGGCGTATACCATACTGTTTCAGCAGTGCACTCAGTGACAGTGTCGGGCGACTTGAGCCATCGTGTGCATCAGCAGGAGCATCAATGGCATAGCGCGGTGCCAGATTCGGTAAGCCAACAGCCTCCTGGAGTTTCTGACAGGCACCAAGCACTGAAGAGTTAGACAGGTTTAACTCCCGGCGCATAAAGTCCAGCAGGATCACGCCAGCCTGCATCTTGTCAGCAACCTGTCCGGATAATTTTTCCGGTGCGCTGGTTACCATATCGAAAGTACGGATCACCTTCAGATGGAATGACGGGCTGATCCACATTGCATAGGCATACACCAGTTCCTTGCAGACATACGTTCCCCGTTCATTTCCCCCATGAATCACACTCACCGGGTCAACACCCAAATTCTGGGTGTTGGTCAATTCATGAACAAGCTCAACAGTTTGTTGGCTGGAAAGAAACTTTCCCGGCTCCTTGGTTCTGGCATTTGCACCAGATGCTACTGCTGCGCGATGCAGATCGTTCAGGCTGTAACGCCCATAAGCATCACGACGAACTTCAATACCATCAATGACCATCAGATTATTCATACTTCGTTTCTCCTCTTGATCAGGCGGCTGCACCCGCCGTTTTCTCGTACTTACTGATAGTGATCTCGACCTTCCCTTCCGGGATAACCGGTCCCCACTCCACCAGCATTCTTTTCACCTGACTGTCGTCTTCCCACACCCCCGCGTGGGTCAGGGCGTCAAACAGCGCCTTGTTATAGTTGTCCAGATCGCGGATCCGGTTATCCGGAGGAAACAACACGATCTCCACTGAAGCAGGTGCCGACGTTGGTTTTGGCAGACGACGTAACTGCTCAACTATTGCTGCACACGCCGCGCTCTGGAATTTGCGCCCCGCCGCGCTTATCAGGCTCTTACCTGCAAACGCCCCTTTGTTGGGGTGTCGCCAGTACGTGTTCACGCTGGGCGGAAAAGGCAGTATTAGCTTCATACTTTCAGCTCCCTCTCATGTAACCAGTGGGCTACACGCAGCCTGGCGTTTTCCTCACCGGCAAGCAGTGCGCGGATAATCCCGACCGCCTCGCTGTCGTCGTCCTTCACCGCGGTATGAAGAGTGATACCCCGGGCCACGCCACGCTTTATCGTGATGACGCCTTTTTTCTCCAGTGCGCGAAGATGCTCCACCGCTGCATTCACTGAACGGTATCCCAGCATGGTTGCCACCTCCTGATTGGTTGGCGGGAAGCCACGTTCTTTCTGGTAAGAAATCAGCATATCCAGCACCTGCTGCTGGCATTGAGTTAACGTCGTCATGCCGCCATCTCCCTGACCAGTTTTTCCGCCTGCTGGCGAACCTGCACCAGAAAGGCTTCACCACATGCCTCAAGTTCATCGCGCCCGATGTAGCTGATTGCCGGTCCCTTCCAGGTCTTGTCGAAAACAGCAATAGCACCAGCGAAGAAAGCGCCTGTCGGCACCTGCTTCTCATCCTTCGGGATAAACCAGGCAGGCAGTTCAAAACCAATACGCCCGCGAATAAAAGCAATATGGTCCGCATCTTCCGGCCACCACACTTCGCTGGTGGCAGCTTTGATCAGGAAAACATAGCGCCCGCCCTTATCACGCATGGCACTGGCATGTTTCATGATGTAACGCATGCCGGTGATGTATTGCCCCTCATGCTGACTGGCGCGGCTGTATGGGGGATTACCAAAGGCAGCACCTTTAAGCTCCGCAAGACGTTCTGACCAGTCATGCGCCAGCGCGTTATCTTCCGCCGTGTAATACGCGGCACATTTGGCGTTATCACCGTCAGTGAACAGATCCAGAACAAACGGGCCAAACAGGGTGTTAATTCCCCAGAAAATGTTGTCCGGCGTGCGCCACTGATCGCCCACTTCCTTCAGTTCATGGGCTGGTTTGTTCCGCAGTTCCACCAGCGCCTGGCAATATTTATTACTCATTAAGCCCCCACGTAATTCCCTGACAGATACCACTCTTCACCCGATGCAGCGCGCTTGCTGCTTTTCCGTAAGCACCGCTCACGGCGCGCCAGAAAATTGTTTCGTTCTGACTGGGAGTGGCTTTCACGGAATGCCGCCATCCACACGGTTGCAGCACGACGGTATAAGCCCCTGGACTCCAGTTCTTCAGCCTGGCGGGTCAGGCACAAAATCACCCGGGGATCGTTAGTGCCGACATAGAAATTACGCACAGGTTTGGTTTCACGAACTGGTTGCGGTTCCGGCTCCTGCGCTCTCTCAGTCAGGCGCGGGAAATGTCTGCGTGTATCTCCTTCACAACGGTGAGCCACACGCCCACTCTGACGTAACTTGCTTGCAGACTGCAGAACGCGCTGCCGTGAGTAACCTGCAAAAGCATCCGCAATGTCTCCGGAAGTACACCCCGGATGGGCTTCAATGAATTTCTGAACTTCATTCAAAAGACTCATAATCACCCCCTGAATCCTGCCGGGATCTGGCTGTAGTCCACGTTGTCGTAACTGGATTTGAAGTACGGGTCTTCGCGTTTTTCGGTGTACGTGCTTACGGACGGCGATAAGCGCAGGGAAAGCTCATCCCATTTTTCCCGCAGCTTCGACGGGCTGAGCACGTTACGGCACCAGAACGGATCGCGGCTGACGCGGCTGTACATCTCGCAGATTTGTTTATGAGTACGCCCATCCTGTACACACATCAGGCGAATTTCGTTTGCCCAGGCTGTCCAGTTCGGTTCTTTAGGACGTACCACTTCGCCGTCACATTCGGCGGCCTGCTCGTACAGAGCGATGATTTTTTTCCAGAGCCACTGTGCGCAGGTCAAATCATCCTGCGTTCCCCACTGGCGCTTTTTAGGGCTGAATACAACCGCATCAGGATGGCGAGTTAAAAACTCTTGTTCAGCCGTCTGCGTGTCCGGTTGCGAAGCGTCCGGACGAGAAGTTTTTTTATCTGACGGATCATGTTTTGATTTTACTGACGGATCCCCGCCAGATTCTGACGGGTGAAAACCCGCTTTTTTGCCAGATTTCGACGCATCAAATTTTGACTGGTCAGATTTTGATGCGTCAGATTTTGACGGGTCAGAATCTGACAGTTGAGAAAATGCCGCTGCCTGAAGCTTCGCAACGTTAAGCTGATAAACATTCGACGCATTGCGGTTACCCTGGCGACGCGCCTTACGCGTTAACCAGCCTTCTGCTTCCAGCCGTGCGATAGCCGTTCTGACGGTGCTCATCCCCGCGCCAATCTGGCGGGCAATGGTTTCAATTGATGGCCAGCACACACCTTCGTCATTACTGAAATCAGCCAGGCGGGCCATAATTGCCACGCTGGATAACTTCATGCCTGACGCAGCGCAACCATCCCATACATAGCCGGTTAATTTAGTGCTCATGACCGACCTCTATTTCCCTGAATTTACGACGAAACTGTTCGAGCGGGCTGAAGCACTCATGCTCATAGCCTTCGCGGAGGTAGATAACCCGTTGTGTTTCCGGTTCCCAACGAATGACTCTGACGGGCACTCCGTAGTGATCTTTGAACCAGCGGTTAACTTGTCGCAAAGGACTGTCTCCTTTTGCCGGTTGAAATCACCCACAGCCCACTCTGCAAAGCTGTGGGTTACAATTTCCCTGTCACCTGGTACATTCACTGCATAGCAATACTCCACCTTCGCTTTTCCACCCGGTACAGGAAGTGCAATCAGTTGCGAGCGACGGTAGTGTGTTGTTAAACTGTTCATGCGTTAGTTTCTCCACAACCAGAAGCAATCGACGCCACGACGCCCGGAGCTGCACACTCGCGGGCGTCATTACTTTCTGAAATGCAAAAAATTTTGTAGACAAGTGCTGCATGCTCCTGCAGCTTCGAAATTGAGAGATACAGCTCGTCGTTAATTGCTGTCTTCTCATGCGGTTCCACTACACCGTCTTCGATTGCTGAACGAATCTGTTTTGAATAACTGCCGATCTGTTCAATGACTTCCAGCAGACGCTGGTTAATATCGGCGTTGTCCACATCCTCGACGTCAGGAAGAGACACAAAGACGCCATTTGCAGACTGCGCCACAGCATCAGCAATGAAGTGAGTGCCACCAGCACGCTGTAAAACCATTGCCCATCCCAGCGGAAAAATCTGATCGCCATCTGCACGAAGGCGGTTGAATAAAGCGTTCTCTGTTACATCCAGCCAGTCAGCCGCTTCAGCGTAACCACCCGGCAACGCCGCGATAGTTTTTCTGACAGCTTTCACGTACCACTCAGGCTGTTTTTCTATTTTCCAGTGATGCTTACCCACGATTAGCCTCATCGTTCTGTGGTTAAAAATTGAAAGTGTTCTGCTAATCTTTCGGATAGATATCCGGTCTTAAGTCAGATTTCGTAATTGCACCTGACGTGCATTGCTCAAGTTTTTTAGCCAGCACAAAACTGGCTTTTTTATAGCCATTGAAAACCAGCCGTAAGTAGCCAGGTGTTGAGCCAACTTTTCCGGCCAACTCGCCCTGCTGTTCTTTGGTTAAAGAGTCCCAATACGCTTTCATACAACATGTACCTCCTGTATACATATTACATGATTGAAATGAACCTTCAAGATACTTGTACCTTAACGGTACAAGGGTTTTAATTTCGTTATGAAAACAATCCATGACATCCGGCGGTCTAACGCCAGAAAACTGAGAGATGGTGTTGGCGGGAATTCTTCCTTTGCCACTATGATTGATCGCGAGCCAACCCAGACCAGCAGGTTTATGGGAGATGGTGCTACTAAAAATATCGGTGACAGCATGGCACGACACATCGAAAAATGTTTCGACCTGCCTGTCGGATGGCTCGATCAAGAACACCAGACAACGAACATCACAAAAAAACCTGATGTTTCAATCACTAATAAACAAATCACATTAGTCCCTGTCATATCATGGGTACAGGCCGGAGCATGGAAAGAAGTTGGATATTCTGAGGTTGATTTGAGCACAGCAGAAACGTATCCCTGCCCTGTACCCTGTGGGGAAATGACTTATATCTTGCGGGTGATAGGTGATTCAATGATTGATGAGTACCGCCCGGGAGACATGATTTTTGTCGATCCTGAAGTACCTGCCTGCCACGGTGACGACGTTATTGCATTGATGCACGATACAGGTGAAACCACCTTCAAAAGGTTGATAGAAGATGGGACACAGCGTTATCTCAAAGCGTTAAACCCAAACTGGCCTGAGCCTTACATTAAGATCAACGGTAATTGCTCTATAATTGGAACTGTGATTTTCTCAGGAAAACCAAGAAGATACAAAATCAAAGCCTAATCAATGTTTATGAACCTGCTTCGGCAGGTTTTTTTATACTTGACAATGTACCCATGAGATACATATTGTACCAAAGAGAAACAACAAACAGGCAGGACGCCCACGAAGTAGCCGCCAGGGGCATATGAAGTCCTGGATGATTCGTTAGTAACAAAAAAAGCGTCGTACAGGACGCTTCGCTCTTTAACAATCTGGATGACTTATCGGTCAGATTTAAACTGGGGTTCTGGCAAAACTGGTGGTGTTGAATCTTCAAATCGTAACCAGTGTTCCCAAATATCATGTGTTCGTAATTTCTGTAGACTAATTTGACGCGATGCAATTGCGGAATTAGTGGTTACTCCACCAGAAGCATCGCTCTCTACTGACGTTGAGGCTTTTTCTACTAATTCTGACCAAGCTTCACTTTCTGCGTCAAAAGCTTCTGTTAAGTCCCGCAGACGCTGTGGCTCATTTTTATGGTCTTCCTTCAAACGATTCAAAGCGGCAGTTGAATACTTATTCCTGACCCATTCGATCTGAGTTAGCTGAATCCGCAGACAATTATCTATATCAATGGTTGTGTTCTGAGGCATGTCAGAACAAGAAATATAAAAGGTCACAACTCCACCGTTCAAACTACTGCCCGGTTCGATTAAAACATTAGAGGAATTTGACGTAGTCGGCAATATTAATGCTAACGACAAAACCACATGTTTAACAGAAATCGCACCCATTTAAATTGCCCTCTTAAGAACAAGGTCATCCAGATTAACCGAAACCTGGTTATTGGGGAATAACCAAATCCACCTCGCCTGATGTGGCTAAAAGCAGGCACATAACAGCTAAGTATTTTCAACCAGAGAGAATCCTTAGCGTTGTGGTGAATGCGCAGGCTGATGCGCGAAAGACATTGCAGCTATTGCGGAAAAGAGCTGTTCGGCGGGGCAATTAAATGCCTGTGAGAGTCTGAAATAACCGCAAGCCGGAGATCAGCACCGGTCACCACAACAGCCACTGCTTTGGCGGTACCAGTTTGTACACTTACTTCCGGCTGGTACCGCTCTTTTTACAAAACAGAGAAGAGCATCACCGGACGACGGGCTCATAACCCAATCCATCCGGGCGGCTGCCACCGCAGGTGTTCTTCTCTGTTTTGTGGAGAAACCAACCGGCCTTGCAGGGTCGATATGATGAGGAGCAGCAAAATGGCTAGCGAACGCAGTACCAACGTGCAGGAATTTATCGGGGAGCTGGACGGCGGCGTATTTGAAACCAAAATCGGCGCAGTTCTCAGTGAAGTCGCTTCCGGTGTGATGAACACGAAAACCAAAGGTAAGGTCTCGCTCAACCTGGAAATCGAACCATTTGATGAGAACCGTGTGAAAATCAAACACAAACTCTCATATGTTCGCCCGACTAACCGCGGGAAAATTTCTGAAGAAGACACCACCGAAACGCCGATGTATGTCAATCGCGGTGGTCGCCTGACTATTCTGCAGGAAGACCAGGGACAATTACTGACTCTTGCCGGTGAACCTGACGGAAAACTACGCGCAGCAGGTCATTAATATCGTTCTTAATTAACTGATTATTTATCTCATCACTGAATATCTTTATATAGTGAGGACTTATTATGTCTCAGAGCTTAGACGCAACCGCAATTAATCAAATCCATGCCCTTATTTCTGCTCAGGGTGTTAATGAAATTATCAGTAAGATTGGTGCCGATGCTGTGGCATTGCCTGAGAATTTCCGCATTCATGATCTGGAAAAATTTAATTTAAATCGCTTCCGTTTCCGTGGTGCGCTTTCCACTGCCTGCATCGATGACTTTACCCGTTATTCTAAAGATCTTGCAGATGAAGGCACCCGCTGCTTTATCGATGCCGATAATATGCGTGCCGTCAGTGTGCTTAACCTGGGTACTATTGATGAACCAGGTCACGCAGATAACACCGCCACTCTCAAACTGAAAAAGACAGCACCGTTCTCTGCACTGTTGTCTGTTAACGGCGAGCGTAACTCCCAGAAGTCTCTGGCAGAATGGATTGAAGACTGGGCCGACTACCTTGTGGGCTTTGATGCTAATGGTGATGCCATTCAGGCAACAAAAGCGGCTGCGGCGGTCCGTAAAATCACGATTGAAGCAAACCAGACTGCTGATTTTGAAGATAATGACTTCAGCGGCAAACGCTCCCTGATGGAGTCTGTCGAAGCGAAGACCAAAGACATTATGCCAGTGGCATTTGAGTTTAAATGCGTTCCGTTTGAAGGTCTGAAAGAACGTCCGTTTAAATTACGCCTCAGCATTATCACTGGCGATCGTCCGGTACTGGTTCTGCGCATTATTCAGCTGGAAGCGGTGCAGGAAGATATGGCTAACGAATTTCGTGATCTGCTTGTTGAGAAATTCAAGGACAGCAAAGTAGAAACCTTTATTGGGACTTTCACCGCCTGATTTCATTACTGCAAATGCCCCTGCGGGGGCATTTATGGAAACGTAATTGACTCAATAATCGCCTGAAGGCGAGGGTTTTCTTTAACCAAAATTCAGCGCGGTGCAGCGCATATAACGTGGAGAACAAAATGTCATTTATTAAAACTTTTTCCGGGAAGCATTTTTACTATGACAGGATAAATAAAGACAACATCGATATTAACGATATCGCGGTTTCCCTTTCAAATATCTGTCGCTTTGCCGGCCATCTTTCACACTTCTACAGCGTCGCCCAACATGCGGTGCTTTGCAGCCAGCTGGTACCGCAGGAATTTGCTTTTGAAGCGTTAATGCATGATGCAACAGAAGCGTATTGCCAGGACATCCCGGCTCCACTGAAACGCCTTCTTCCTGACTATAAACGGATGGAAGAAAAAATAGACGCCGTAATCCGTGAGAAATACGGGTTACCCCCGGTTATGAGTACACCCGTGAAATATGCCGATCTCATCATGCTGGCAACCGAACGCCGCGATCTCGGGCTTGATGATGGCTCTTTCTGGCCTGTGCTGAAAGGTATCCCGGCAACAGAGATGTTCAACGTGATTCCACTGGCTCCAGGCCATGCCTACGGGATGTTTATGGAACGCTTTAACGAATTATCGGAGTTACGCAAATGCGCATAAATGTTTTCGAAATGGAAGGGTTTCTTCGCGGGAAATGTGTACCGCGAGATCTGAAAGTGAACGAAACAAATGCTGAGTACCTGGTACGTAAATTCGACGCGCTTGAAGCTAAATGTGCGGCACTGGAAAGCAAAATAATACCAGTGTCAGCTGAACTGCCACCAGCAAATGAAAGTGTTCTGTTATTTGATGCTAACGGAGAAGGCTGGCTGATTGGCTGGCGTTCTCTCTGGTACACCTGGGGACAAAAAGAAACCGGAGAATGGCAGTGGACATTTCAGGTCGGGGACCTTGAAAACGTCAATATCACTCACTGGGCAGTAATGCCGAAAGCACCAGAGACTAAGAAATGAGCGTGATAAAAACTCATACAGGAATTGTTATCACCCGAGACGGTGAAAAGCGAATGAAATTACATTCCACTGAAACGTCCTGGGTTGCCGGACGTTGTGAATCCTACGACAAAAAGACTGGTTACCGTTGGGGGGCACCTAACATGCGTCGCCGTCTGCTACTGGACAGCATCAGGCCAATAAAACAGGTAGCAACCAGGGAACAAAATTAATTATCAGGACTGGAATTTGATATTACTGCCCGTGTGCAGCGGGCTAAGTGGAGAAACATATGCTGAACCTCGATTGTGTTCCAATCTCAACTTATTGCAAAGAAACTGGCGAAACTCCTGAAGCAATAAACAAACGTGTACAGCGCGGTGTTTGGCGTGAAGGTGTTCAGGTTTTAAAGGTTGAAGGCGTTAAGGAGAGGTGGATTGATCTTAGTGAGGTTGCAAAATGGGCCAGACAAAACTGCTCAAACTACCGCGCGGCGTAACAATCAGGAAACACCGCCAGGGCGAAACGATCAATATAACTTTCACCTACAAAGGAGTTAAATGTCGTGAGCCTCTTTCCAATCTGGAAGTAACACCAAAGAACATAAAATACGCCGAGCGCACACTCGGCGAAATTCATAATAAGATCGAAAGGGGAACATTCATTTATGCGGAATATTTTCCCCGTTCTGCTCGTTTGAAAATTTTTGGTAATGCTGCTGCAGGCAAAACGGTAAAAATGTACCTGGACGAATACCTTGAAATCTGCGAAACGAGAAAACTTTCACCCTCTACGATTGGTGGTTATAAAAAATGCCGTAGTGCGTTAGCCTCACTCCACATTTGCCCTGCAAGTGAATTAACACCAGCAATCCTGAAAGCGTGGATTCAAAGCCAGAAAACGACCTTAAAAACAATTCGCAACCAGTTATCTTTCCTGCGGTCAGCACTTGATGAAGCCGTAACCGATGGGGTACTTCAAATTAACCCCGTATCGTTGGTAACTGCTTCGCGCTACCAAAGTGATAAGTCAGAAGCAGAAAGCAGCTACGTGGTTGATCCGCTATCACCAGCAGAAGTTGATGCATTACTAGCAGCAGCCGGAAACAAACAATGGGAAAATCTGTTCCGGTTCGCTATACATACAGGCCTGCGTAGTTCTGAATTATGTGCCCTTCGATGGCGTGATATCGACTTTGTTGGAAAAACTGCCCATGTCCAGAGCGCAAGTGTTGTCGGTGTTATCAAAGGGACAAAGACAAAAGCCGGTACCCGTAAAGTTGAACTGACTGAAGAAGCAATGTTGGCGCTGATAAATCAGAAGCCATTTACATTCATGAAGGATGCTACTGTCTTTGAAGATCCAAAGACCAATAAGCCCTGGGCAAGTGCTGATGCAATCAGGAAAAAAGCATGGGTGCCAACATTGCGAAAAGCAGGTATTCGTTACAGAAATCCATATCAAACTAGGCATACATTCGCCACCCGCCATATCAGCCGGGGAGCAAACCTGTTTTGGCTTGCAGCTCAAATGGGGCATAAAGGGCCGGAAATGTTATTTCGTCATTATGGTTCATATTTAAAGGAATATGACGGTAATACGACCAGCAATATCACAAAAAAAGCCACTTAAGTGGCTTTATCAATTAGGAGGCTCTCGATTTAAGCATTTCCGTACACTTAGCAAAGAGCCTCTCAGTTGTTAGAATCGCAACTTCAGACTGTTTAGAAGTGACCGATTGATCAAGTCGATAGTCTGCAACAATCCTCTGAGCTTTAAGTTGACTCAGGATAAAACTAATCCCTTTTAGATATCTAGCTTCATATACTTCACTTCCTCTTGAAGCATCGCCCTGCAAATAATTGATTAGCCCCTGATGACTGTCTTTCGGCCCGTTTACCATACAAGGCAAGACATGATGGTAAGCGCCATAGTAGGATCTTGCTATAGCATTTCGATAGCCGATTTCGTCATTACGTTGATGACAGTCTTTTGCAAAACCGAGAAAATCTTGACTATTAACCGGCATGTGCAACCCTCCGGGTAATCAGACCTAATTCGGAGATAGCATTCTGCTCAATATGTGTGTCTTTACATTCAAACCAAACAGCAAAATCTTTACCGACTAAACAATCGTGCTCAGCCATTGAAAAAGCAAGCTCAATATTCATATCAGCGATTTGTTCAGCATCAGAAGACTTTGTCATGAATACAATCGCATTCACTTTCTCTTCCGAAATATTATAAAAACGCATTCCCGAAAGATGAACCTTCTGAGAATCCATGACATTGGCTACATTATTGAAAATAAGTTCATATTCTAAACCAGAAAGATCGGCACGTTGCTTAAAGGATTCGACCTGGGAAACAACTTCATCAAGATGGTTGTCCATTTTTTCAGGCTCCTTATCTCCGAACAATTTGGAGTATGACTGGAAATACTTCTCCGCCAACGCCATCTTCCCCATAAAGAGGGAGTTTTCATAAGCTTGAAGATAAATAAACGGGGATATGAAGCTTTCAGCAAGCTTAATGCTTGTTTCAAAGCTTTTCTTCAACGTACCGTAATCTGACAAGAAAACAAGAAAATTCTTTGCAACAACCTCATTATGGCATACCTGCAAGGAACGCTCAAAGAAGCCTATCGCCTCATTCACTTGACCATGTGCACCATAGACCAACGCTAAAAGATAGTCCTCAGAGACAGGATCTCTAAGTGCTTCAATCTCACGTAACATCCTTCTAAAGCTAAAGTCATCAATCCTCACTCCATCTTTGAGGTATTTAGTTAGCCGCGCGCTAATAACTGATGCTTTTTTTGCTGGCTGCAACATTAAAAACCTTATCTTACAAATAGTTGGTAATGATGTTGAATTATTTTTTGTTCTTTATGGCTAATAAGATTACATGAAGGGACAACTTCTGGCCACCTTAGAAAACACTCACTTTAGTAACAAGAGTCAATAATATTGTTGACAAATCACAAAAAAACAAACTTATCCAAAATAATCTGGTTTATTACAAAGCCTCTGTGTATAAATCTGTGCATAACATCATTTTTACACACATTTTTTATAAAAATATTTTTTAGCAAAAAATGCTATCTATCTCCGAAACTGCAACCACAAACCATTAATTCCAAATGAAACTATTTTAAAATAAATAGTAAGACAGTAACAGGACAGAAAAAGTTCCGCAAAAGAGCCGCGTGTAAAATCAACAATATTTGGCTATTTAAATTCAATGAATTACATAACTATGGACACGGGTTCAACTCCCGCCAGCCCACCAAACATTGATACACTAACGTTCAGTGAAGTTCACTAAGCCCGTACAGCACAAGCTCTGCGGGCTTTTTTACGTCTATTGTCATCCAGTGAGAATTGCTGAGAACCACGACTTATGGCACCCTTTTGGGGCCCCAACGGAAAGGGTCCAAAACTTGAGGGAACCAAATGGCAAAACTCGCAAAAAAAACTTACTGATACTGAAATCAAAAATACCAAACCCGGAGATAAGGAAATCAACCTCTTTGACGGAGATGGATTGCGACTATAGTCATCTCACTGAGGTTGTACTTGCTCGCAGCTTCAAAAAATTCTTCTCCCTTTTGCCCTTACATGAGATCACAGATATATCCTGTAATCTTTCCTGACGATATCCCCTCATAGAGAAGCCCGTTTCTTTTCCCGTACTGCCATATATATTCAATCGGATATGTGTCACGCTGTAATGCTATTATTTCTATATTGTTGCCACTCCCTGCGGAACCTTACTGCAGAAATTAAACGCATAATGATTATTATTACCACCATCCCCTTGCTCCATAAACTCCCCAAAGATGATTGTTTTGGCTATTTGATGGTGTTGGCAAATGATAATTGACAATGTTATAGATGATATCTCCAGCACTCTGATAATTTATGGATTATTCATCTCCTGTTCATGCAAAATTTTAATTTTTTTTAGCTAATTAAAAATCGCCCATAAATTCTTATGAATCCCAGTAGTGGTAAGTGATGTAACACATCCATTCAAACTTGTGATACATCTCAAAAAATTGGTTGGCCAAAATCGCTATTTATATAAGAGGCGCTCATGAGGCGTGCTCTTTTTTAAAGCGAGGAAATACCAATGAAAGAGAATAAAATACAGAAAATCAGTAACAAACTGATTAATATCGTTGTTTTCGTTGCAGTTGTTGAATACGCCTATTTATTTCTCCATTTCCATTAA